TGGATTAGAAACATCAAATATGAGCATAGAACAGATGAATATGGACTATCTAGTAAACACATTGAATCCGTATCTAAAATCAATGACTAGAGAAATCATATTTAAGCTAATGGGAAACACTGAAATGAGACGTTCTGAGTATGTGTTTAATACAGATGATTACAAGCTTATTGATAGTGAAACAAAAGTAAACAACATAGTTAAAAAGTTAGAAAATGGAATCATTTCACTAGACGAAGCGAGAAAAGAATTTGGTGATGATCCGATTGGCGGAATGGGAGAAAAACATTTCATCAATTTGAATTTAACGACATTAGACATGTTAGAAGAATATCAGATGTCTAAAGCTAAAAACTTACCCGTAAAAGGGGGTGATGGGGATGGAGAAGGAAGTACGGAAGTTGGAAATGGACAACCTCAGAGCGAAAAAGACTGATGATGGTGTCAATCTGAGTGGTTATATCACTAAGTTTGATGATAGAGCTGAAATATTCGGTTTCTATGAAACGATTAATAAAAAGGCATTTGATAACACTTTGAAGGAAGATAGAAATATCTTAGCTCTATTTGATCATGACACAAGTAAAATTCTTGGCTCTACAAGGAGCGGAAGTTTAAAGCTTTCGACTGATGAAACTGGACTCAAGTTTGATTTAAAACCAAACACGAATCTGTCTTACACACAAGATGTTGTTGAATTAGTCCGTTCTGGTGATTTGGCAGGTTGTTCGTTCGGTTTTACTGTAAATGATGACGAATGGACAACTAAAAACGGGAAAGATTACAGAGAAATACTTGATGTATCATTATTTGAAGTGACACTAACTGGATTTCCCGCGTATGAATCATCAGAAGTGTCATGTAGAAGCCATGAAAAGTACAGGGAAGAGGTAAAACGATTTAATAAAGAAAAAGAAAAGTTAAAATTACAACTATCTTTGTTAGATATGGGCTAACCGATTGGTTGGTCTTTTTTTAATGAAAAAATAAAAGGAGAGATGGGGAAATAAAATGGCTAGCTTGTTGGATTTAAAGATTGAACTTAAAGAAAAGAGAAGTATTTTTCAAGAGAAGCGAGAAGAGGCAGAAGAAGCACTCGAAAATGATGATTTAGATAAAGCAAAATTAATTAAAGAAGAGCTGGACAAGATTAAAGAAGAAATTAAAGAACTCGATGAAAGAGTTACTAAGTTAGAACAAGAAAATGATGACGAAGACGAAGAAGATGAAGAAGAAAATCAAGAAGCGGATGGAGATGGTGAGGAAATGGATGGAGAGGTAAGAATTATTGATGGGGCTAATAACCCACGTAATCAACGTTCGGGAGAGGTTCGAGCGTTCAAACAATATTTAGAAACGCGTGAAGTACCAGATATTCCTGGCGGATCACTAAAAACAGACTCGGGATTCGTTGTTATTCCTGAAGAAATCAAAAACGAGATTTTAAAACTTAAAGAAGCAGAGTTCAATCTCGATCAGTATGTAACAGTAAAACAGGTGGGTTATGGTAGCGGTAAATTCCCAGTTGTTCGACAATCAGAAGTCGCAGCACTTCCCGAAGTTGAAGAACTTGCAGAAAACCCTGAGCTTGCTGTTAAGCCATTTTATATGCTTGGATATGACATCAAAACACATCGTGGCTACTTCTTAGTATCACGTGAAGCAATCGAAGATGCATCTGTTGACGTATTAGCTGAGTTAAAAGAATGGATGGCTCGAACAATCGCGTCGACTCGAAACTCTGGTATTATCAAAGCACTCAAAGAGGGTACTCCAGGAAAAGAAGGAGAAACACTTAAATTAGAGCGTAAACAAGCAGTAGGAATTGACGGAATTAAAGATGCAATCAACTTAAATGTTAAGCCTAACTATGAACATAACATCGCTATTGTTTCACAGTCTGGATTTAACGAACTAGACAAAATGAAAGACTCAAATGGACGCTACTTGTTACAAGAAGACGTTAAAGAGCCTACGCAAAAACGACTTCTAGGCGCTCGAGTTGTTGTACTTCCAGATGAAATGCTTGGCGAAGAATCTGGCAATACAATCATCGTAGGTAACTTAAAAGATGCAATCGTTCTATTTGATCGTTCGCAATATCAAGCAGGATGGACAGACTATATGCATTTTGGTGAGGCATTGATGGTTGCAGTTCGTCAAGATGTTCGTATTTTGGATGAAAAAGCAGCGATCATCCTTGACTTTGAACCAGAAGCAGACGATGGAGGAACTGGTGGAGATGACGGAGATTTAGAGGGCTAAAAAATGGACTTAGAGAAGATGAAGCTGTTTCTAAAAGTAGATCATGATTTTGAGGATGAATTAATCGCTACCTACATCGACTGGGCTAAAGCGGATATTATCCATAGCGTAACAACTGAAAAAGCGGTGAATATGGATTTTTTCAAGGGCAATCGTCAATTCGAAAAGGCGGTTGTCCTTTTAACTTCCCATTTTTTCGAAAATAGAATCCCATTTACCGAAAAAAGAAGGGTTATTGAATATCCGTATGGAGTCTTAGATGCAATACAAAAGTTACGTGGATCTTATGAAAGTGTGAACGACAATGAAATTTGATTACTCAAAATTAAAGCATCGTGTCAAATTTTATGAAGTCGAAACACAAACAGAGAATGGGTTACCTGGAAAAGAAGTATTAAACACTTTTCATGAGTGTTGGGCGCATGTAGAAACGGTTTGGCTTAAAGACTATCAAACGGCAGTACAAAATAACACACTAAATGAGATAAAAATATTTATTAGACAACATCCAGGGGTCACAAACAAAATGAAGGTTGAATTCGACGGCGATTTGCACAACATCAAAAAAGTTATGAATGATTATGTCGATAAAAGTTACATGGTCATTGTTGCTGAGGTGGTTAAGCAATGAGTCAAGTTGAGATAACTGGGGTAGAGGAGATTATCAGAAACTTTACTTCGAAAGCTAAGAAAGTAAAAGCAGTTGAGAAAATTGGTCGTGAAGCTGGGGCACAAGTCATCAAGCGTGAATTAGAAAGAAATACTCCAAAATCTGATGAACCAGGCATTCACTTGAAAGATAGTATTGGAATATCTGGGGCAAGAACAGATAAAGAAACGGGCGATAAATACACAGCAGTAGGCTGGGGAAAAGATAATGCTTGGCGTGTTCATTTCCCCGAATTCGGGACTATATATCAATCACCGCAAGGCTTTATTGTTAAGTCTGTTAATAATGCAAGAGATGAAGTCGAACGAGCAATGATGTCACAAGTCAAGAGGGCATTAAGGTGATTGATGTAGGGACTGAGATATATAAACTGATTACAAACGATGATGAATTGAAGATGATGCTACCTAGCGATCATGTGTTTCAATATCACGTCCCAGAAGACTTTATTAAAAAAAGTCCAATCGTAAGAATTCATCCAATCGACATGCGACCAAGCGAGTATGCAGATAATAAGCAACTCGCTTTTTATTATTTATATCAAATTGACGTATGGGCTGATAGAATGCCTTTTTTAATAGCACAACGAATCAACAAACTTATGAAAACTATAAATTTCAAACAATCAACCCCTATTTTTTCTTATGATCCCGATACTAGCATGTATCGTGACGGGCGAAGATACGAGGGAAATATTTTAATTGAGGAGAATGATATAAATGGCTGAAGAAAAGCGAAATCATTCGTCAACGGTTGGTATTGACGAGTTTCATTATGCAATTTTGCAAGAGGACACAAAGGAAAATTTGTCTTATGGTGAAATCTATCATGTACCTTTCTCTCAAGAAGTTAGTATTGAGACAGAGCAAGAAATTGCAAAGGGATATGGTGACAACGTTGTCGCTGAAATGGCAGTTTCGACGGGTGTAACAACATTGGAAATGGGATTCCATGCATTACCGCTCGAAGATAGAGAACGTATGTTGGGGTTGGAGAAAGATGGTAATTTAACGATTCAAAAAGGTAGCACAAACCCACCTTATGTAGCGGTGGCATTGCGACAAGTAAAGGCGGATGGCACTAGTCAATGGGTTGGATTGACAAAAGGAATCTTCACAATTCCGAGCATCGAAGCACAAACGAAAGAGGATTCTATTGAGTTTTCGACAGATACGATTGAGGGTGAGTTCTCAACTCGATTAAATGACGATATCGCAACTATTTTCGCATTTCAAGATAAAGATGATGCTGGAGAAGCTCGAACAGAATTCTTTAATAAATTATTCGCTAAGACTGACGATGGAACAGGTGGCGCTGAAGTATAATATTGAAATTTTCAAGGAAAGGAGCATGATATAATGACGAAATTCCAAGCAAAGGTTACGCAAGATATCCCCGCCAATCGCTTAGTTGGATTGGGAGGAATTAATACAGATGGTAACCCCGAAGAAGGATGGGAAACAGTATATCTTATTCTATCTAAAAAAGGATGGCTTCCCGACATGGTGTCTACACTAGACTTAGAAAAAGACAGCATTGTTACTGTTTCAGTAAAAGGGAATCCGTCGTGGAATGTTGAAGCGTCAACTGATATTCGTGCAGGAACACTTGTGCAAAGCGACGACGAAGGGCGAGTGAAGCCATATAGTCCTAAAGATGGAAACTATATCGGTTTTACTACTCATGCTGTCAATGAAGGCGAAGTGGTAGAGATTGTTAAAAAGTTCGGCGGTCCATTGCCTACAAAACAAGTAGAAGCTATGTCAAATACTATTAGAACCGCACAAGATAAAGACTATTCTAAAATGACAGTAGATGAACTGAAAAGCTTACTAGATGAAAAAGGAATCGAATACAAGAATAACGCAACTAAAAAAGAATTAATCTCATTGCTATAAAAATAACGGGGGAGGCTTTTATGAGCCTTCCCATTTTTATTATTTTAAAAGGAGAATGTATATGTCAAAAAAATCAATCAAATTAGTGACGGACTTTGAAACATTAGAAACGAAAGAATACCCATACCCCGCTTTTGTCAAAGGGAGTTTTGTAAAACGTGCGCTCGAGTTAGGAGCAAAGATGGACAAGCAAGGTCAAGATGTCGACGAAACAGTTATTGACGACTTAGCAGACTTTGCAGTTGATCTGTACGGAAATAAATTTACTCGCGAAGAACTAATTGACGGGACAGATGCAACCGAATTAATTGATTTGCTAGTCGATACTTTAATGTCTGTCATGGGAACTGGGGCACAAATTGAACAAAAAAAGTTTATGAAGGAGAAAACAAGCTAACTGACGATGACTTTACGTGGGAAAGTCAAAAAGAAGCATTCGACAAACTTGTTAGAGAATTGCTGAAAAATGGATATAAATTAAATGATATTTATGAAATGGATATTTGGTATTTTATGGATGTAATGAATGAGAAGAAAACAAAAGAGAAAAGGAAGAAGAAAACTGACTCTTTATTCAGTGCATTCGGAAGATGATCACGTCAAAAACGTGATTTTTTTATTTTCTGAGCAAGGGGGTGAGTGTTTGTGGTAAATCCAGTTGGTAATATGATAGTTAAGGTTAACTTAGACTCGGCTGGATTTAATCGTGGTGTAACTGGTCTCAACAGACAGATGCGCATGGTCAATGCAGAAATGCGCGCTAAAATGCGAGTTTTTGATGGCGTAGGTAAATCTACAGATAAGCTTGGAGCACATCTTGACGGACTGAGGAAGAAACAGCAAATTCAAGCTCGCGTCGTTGAAGAAGCAAGGTCTAAATATGAACGTCTCAAAGCAGAAAAAGGCGAAAATGCTAAAGCTACACAACAAGCAGCGATTGCACTAAATAGAGAAGTGGAAGAATTAGGCTATTTAGAAAATCAAATCTCTAGTGTTGAATCTGAGCTTGCTAGACTAAAAAAACAGCAAGAAATACAATCATCGGGCTGGCATAAAGTAGGTCAATCCCTTGAGGATGTTGGCGGAAAGATGAAATCTGTCGGGGCGCAGATGCGAGAAGTAGGAAAAGACTTATCGACTAAAGTAACACTACCAATCGTTGGGTTAGGCGCCATGTCTGTTAAAACAGGGATGGATTTTAAAGCGAGTATGTCAAGGGTTGCTGCAACATCTGGTGCAACTGGAACAGATTTAAAAAGATTAGAAGATAAAGCAAGAGAA